TCAAAGAAAAAACTCGCTCATTCAACAAAATCGTGATATTTATAGTATATGCATATATTGTTAAAAGATCTATTGAAAGAAGAAGAAGAAGAAAAAAGTGCTCTGCAAGTTCAATTATACTGTGACATGGATGGAGTTTTGGTTGATATGGAAGCTGGATTTATGGAGCTTTCTGGTGGATTGACTCCAAAAGAATATGAAGCAAAAAATGGAAAGAGTTCATTTTGGAAATTAATTGCAAGCAAGCCAAATTTTTGGATTGATTTGAAACCAATGCCAGATGCTAAAATTCTATGGGATTTTATCAAAGAGAACTTCACGAACCCACCTCCGGTTATTTTAAGTGCGGGTCAAGGCAGCAGCATTGTTCAACAAAAAACTGCATGGATTATCAAACATATTGATCCAACTGTGAAAGTTATTATTGCTTCTGCTGGTTCAAAAAAGCCGGAATATGTTTTAAAAACAACCGGACGTGTTACTCATGTATTATTGGATGATACTCAAAAGAACATAAATGTTTGGGATAATGTTGCATATCATCGTATTGCTATATTGCACACCGACGCTTCAAGTAGCATCAAAAAATTGCAACCATTTCTGATCGAATGAATTATCCTTTATATCGCAATACTCTTTGTCCAAAACTTTGGAACATCAATGAAGATGGTGCCAAACTTGATAATATAGTGCGCAAAGGATTGTTAAAAATCGCCCAAGATTTTGTGGCTAATCTCAAGAAAGAAAATAATATACATATAAAGATACATGATATTGTTATCATTGGCAGCATCACCAATTATAATTGGACAGATTATAGTGATATTGACTTGCATGTTGTCACAGATTTTAAAGATTTGGATATGACAGCAGATGATGCTCAAACATTATTTGATGCTATAAAAGTGGGTTGGAACAACAAACATAATATTACCATGAAAGGTCATGATGTTGAAATATATGTTCAAGACACAGCACATGTACCCACTTCAGCCAGTTCATATAGTGTATATAAAAATGATTGGATACAAGAACCTGTTAAGGAAAGTCCAACTTTCAACAAAGAACTTATAAAAAAGAAGTATAAAGAATACAAGAAGAAAATAACAACACTATTGTCAAAACATGATGAAACTGCTCTAAAGAGTCTGTTGGACAAGCTTTATAAGTATCGTCAATCTGGTTTGGATAGTGGCGGCGAATTGAGTGAAGAAAATATAGTATTCAAGATTATTCGTGCTCATGGATATTTGGATAAAATCAAAGATAATATAGCCAAGACATATGATAAAAAGATGAGCGTCAAAGAAATTGCGATGAACAAAAGCGAATATGAGTCGTCGGTGGATGATGTTGTAGATGAAATATATGGTTATACAACAAAATATAAAAAATATCCAGATATAAATCCAATTTTAGAAAAACTGGCTGGCAGATTCAATTTAGATATTGAAACTGTTTATTCTGACGTTGCCAGAGGATTTCACAAACTGACGACATAATCACCTATTAAAAAGCCCCGAGAAATCGGGGCTTTTTTTTAAGTGAATTATTGCTTCACGAACTTATTGCTTCTTTTTACCAGCGGTAGGAGGCGGCAACTTTGCTGCATCTTCTGGTGTAATCTTTGCTCGTTCTTCTTTGTCCAACTTACCATCCTTGTTGGTATCATACTTGGCAACGATTGCTTTTTGTGCATCGGTCAATGGTGGGCGTTCTTTCTGTTCTGCGGCTACAACTGACAATACTGTTGCTAGTGCTAATACGATATACTTATTCATATATTATTTCTTTTGTTGCATCAACCGTTATTGATTGATAATATGTATTGTTATACATTTGATTGGTATAGTCAATACTATTTACACTATATTAACAGACAGTGTATTATTCTTTATAGAATTTTTAAAAATCCACTTTGAATGCCCACAATCCCATATTCTATCAAATCCATTAACTTTCATATTTTCCCATTCAGACAATGACTCATCAAATTTTTGTAATTTTTTCTTTAGTTTGGATTTTTGAAACATTTGACGATTGAATAATGTGCTAAAATCCGGCGATACATAATGATATCCTTGTGCAGTATTTCCAACAAACTGCATGCCAAGTTTGTTATATATGTCACCAGTAAAAAATCGTCTGTCAGAATAACTTACCACGCTGTTTGGTTTATAATCTTCTAAAAAGATACTAAACAATTTACTGGCACCACCAAGTATTCGTGTATTGAGTGAATTGCAAAATCTTGATATTTCCCATTCTATTTTCTTATCAAATCGACTCTTACAAAATGTCATAATACTCACAAGAGAATCTTTATAGTATAATCCATAAGCAACACTGCAACGATCATCACCTTGTATATGACAATTATTCAAGAACTCTCGTTTGCTGTTTTTATCAACTTTTTTGATTTCACATTCTCTGCCATATATTTTAGCCATTGAACCGCCCAAACTTTGGCGAATAATAGATTTAACAATATTTGTTTTATGTTTCCATTCATTCTCAAATATATGAATCAATCGTATATTTTTCTCTGCACATTTTGTTGTTTTATCCAAATGATAGTTTTTACTCATTCTTGTTTGACCTTCTCTGTGCCAATATAAACCATTATATTCAATAGCAAAATTTAATTCTGGTATATAAAAGTCAAGTTCTTTACCTTCTAATATAGTTCGATTGTGTCTTGACACAGTTTTTCCGTTTAGTTCAGACACCAAAAACTCGTGCAATGATGTTTCGGCGGTGATTTTCTTTTCAGGATGACACAATTCACAAAACACATCTGTGGGAACATATACAGTAGAATCAAATCCTCCATTGCATTTCTTACACTTGAAATTGTATTTCTTGGAAAAATGATAACCATCATATTCTTCTGGTTTTATCAACCATTCTATTTTTTGATTATTAAAATATGCACAAAGTTTTTCATAATGATTTTCTTGTTTTACTTTACTTCTGCGATCTATAACTTCACGAGATTTACCAGGATTATCCACTCCATATTTTTTCATCCAACCATCTATGATCTTTTCTCTCAATGGACTGTTTTTTTGTAGAATATTTTCAACTCCATAGTGTATCATGTTGGTTCGCTTAGACTTGTCGTTGATAGATTTTACTTGTTGAGCAAACTCTTTACCATACTTTGCTTTCATACTGATCTTGAGGTTCTGTACAACACTTGCTGTCTGCATAGGATGTTCCACACCATATTTTAGCAACGAAGTTTGTTTTTGAGATTGCCTCATTTTTAGCAGCACCTCTGGGTCTTTATTGGCACATGACTTACAACAATATTTTTGTATATTTCGTTTGACCCATTTGACTTGAAAATCCATTTGGCATGTCTTGCAAAGCATGTTTGTGTGTATTGGATTTTTCTTGGGTCTTGCCATAAGTGTATTTGAGTTCGTATGCAGTATAGTATTATATATCTTATATGTAAAGAAAATATTTCATTGACAGTTCTTTATTTATTATTAGTGAAAACTCACAGTAAACAATCAATCGGAGAAACATAATTATGGCAGAACTACTAGACGCAAATCAAATATTCTTTACGAGTTTTGAACCAAAAGTTCAGAACCGTTTTATCATGAACATCGACGGCATTCCAGCATATCTTATCAAAGCCGCTGCTCGTCCAAGTATCACAAATGGAACAATCAAACTTGACCACATCAACACATATCGCAAACTGAAGGGCAAGAGTGAATGGCAAGACATTCAAATTTCTTTATATGACCCAATCGTTCCATCTGCTGCACAAGCATGCATGGAGTGGGTTCGTTTGGCTCATGAATCTGTCACAGGTCGTAACGGCTATGCTGATTTTTACAAAAAAGATGTTAGCATCGACGTTCTTGGACCAGTCGGCGACAAAGTTGAACAATGGCAACTGAAGGGGTGCTTTCCATCCACCGTCGATTTCAATGGTGCCGGTTTGGATTGGAGTGCAAACGAAGCATTGACCATCAGCATGACACTGACCATGGATTATTGTATCCTACAATATTGATATAACATATTAAAGTTTGATTCTACACCTGAAAACCACCAAAAAATCGGTGGTTTTCTTTTTTATATATTGTTATAAGAACATGTTGTTGAGTATTTTGTTCTTGACATCTGTATATATCTGACTATACAATCTTGATTCCGAGCATCACAAATCACACAATAAATGCAAACACTGTGTAACTTAAATACACTTTTTTTATAAACTTATTGATATTTATATATACTTAAAAATAAGAATAGAAAATCTATGAATAAAAATCAACTAAAACAACTGGTAAGACAAATAGTAAAAGAAGCAATTGGATTGGGAGTGGCTGAAACCAATCTACAAGAAGGAACTCCACCAAATTTTCCAGCTGCTCTTAAAAAGAAATTGTTGAGTAGATACAAAGATGTTCCACAAAAAGCTTATGCAACAATGTGGAAGATGCACAATTCTAAAAACGAAGGTAATCAGCGTGTTTGTGAAATGTGGGCTGCTTATGAAAATAAAGGAATGAATGAAGAACATGATGAAACAGACATGAATAATCCAGAAGAAAAGCGTGAAGTTGAATTGGCTAAAAAAGCAAAAGCCGCTGCTGAAGAAATATTAAAAATGCACGGCAAATGAAAAAATTTGAACTAAGAAATCTTATCAAAGAAATTGTTCAGCGTAAACTGAATGAAAATATTGGTCAGAACGCTGATGCTGTGAATAAAATTGTTGGTGAAAATTCTATAAAAGATGTGAAGATAATGACTCATGCTGGTTCACACAATTTGGAAATTGTAGAAATTTATGAAAACAACGGCGTTTTGTATTTTAGTGTAAATACAGATTCAGTTGAACAAAATGAAACTATTCAAGAAATTGGTGAAGTTGGTGCGATGGGTATTGCTTCACCAGAATCTGGTATGAAAGACTCAGACAAAAAATCATTGGCCACATATCAAGCCGCTTTGGATAAATTCACCAATGACATTCGAAAAATTGATGCTGATGTTGCCAAGTTACAGGCACCAGTCCAAAGAAAAATAGAAGGACTTGAACGTAAAAAAGCAAGTTTGGCAAAGAAACAAGGTCAAATCGTGGACAGAATCAACGGCATCAAAGACAAACAATAAATTATGAATAAATCTGAACTAAAGGATTTGATCAAAGAAATGCTACAAGATCAACATCCATTGCCACAAGACACACATGCTACTGATTTGAATGAGTTGTTTGACAATTCTGTTATGATTCAAACTAGCAAAGGACCATATAAATTTTGGGCAGATGAAGATCGTGAAGAAGACAATATCAAGTTGTTTCATTATGTCAAAGGACCGGACGGTAAAGAATACGACGTGAACATAAGTCCATATGAAATTAACTGGAAGTCTCCAGCTATGATTGAAAAAGTAAAGAAGTGGATTGAATCTGATATGCCAAATACAAAAATCAGCGAAAATAATTTACAAGAAAACAAAACTACCATGAAAAAATCTGAACTAAAAGCACTATTAAAAGTAATTATTCAAGAAGTTGTTGCGGTAAAGCAAAAACGTATTGACGAAACCAAAAGATTATCTGGATTTAAGAAACCATCCACATCAAAAAATATGGGCAGTCTCAAAGAAGATATCTTGGGAATGATTCGCGAAGCTATTGCAGAATCGGACATTGAAGAAATTCGTGTTAAAGGTGCTGTGGGCAGCAAGTTTAAAGTGCAAGATTCAAGTTCTCCAACCGGCTGGGTAGTCAAAGGTCACAAGACCATTCCAGATGGCACACCAACCGAAGCTCCAAAAGGACCATATATTCCAAAAGGAATTGCTGGTATGGGTCGTCCAAAGAAAGTTGCACCAGTTTCAAGTGTCGGTGGATCTGACTTTGATACAGCAACTCGTGGTGCAATTGAAAATATTTTGACCGCCGCGCCCAACACAACAGACAGCGATATCATGCAACAATTGTCTTCAAGTGCAAGCGAAGAAGAAGTATCTCTCAATCTAGATCCAGCGTTTGTCAAGAAAACCGCAGATGAATTGAGAAAAGAACTTTCTGCTGACACAGACAATCAACTAGACGACGCTCCAGAAAGCGATCTTGCTGCTATGTCATCTTCAGAAGAAAAAAGAAAAGCCGCACAGCGTGCCTTTATTATTAAGAAACTACAAGCGAAACGAGCAATCAAATAATATCATGAAAAAACTAGTCATATCATTTCTGGCTCTGTTTCTATTGACAGGCTGTCCAAGTATACCAAAAATGCCTAGTTTTGGAAAGAAACTGGAAAAATCCGAACAAATAGTAAAAGAACCAGAAGTAAATGTGGCGGCAGTTGTTGCTGCACAAACGGCAAAAGAAGCAATGGAAAGGGCAGAAACGGTGGAAAAAAAAGCAGCAGATGACAAAAAAAATATGGAGGCTGAATATGCCAAGTTAAAGGCAGAAACACAAAAGGCATATAATGATCTTCGCGAAAAAGACCTTGAGAATTTCGTTAAAATATCAGAAATAAACTATGGTGTATATCATGTAACTCAAGAAAAGAAAAAAGTAGACATTAATACCACCATTGCACATCTACGTTCAAAAGAAATAATGATGCGCACAGATATTCTAACTGACGCTAAAAAATCAGAAATTCAAAAAGAAGTTGCTGAAGAAAAAATCATTAAAGAATCTCTTCAAAAAAGTATAGATGGATTGTATATAAAATACAAAGCAACAATTGAATTGGCTGTGAATCAAAAAGCTCAATTGGATGATGCTGAAGCAATAATTGTTCAAAAAGAAAAAGAAAAGTCGCAACTAAAAGAATCCAATCGTATTGCAATTGAAAAGATAGAAGCTGAAAAGAAAATAGAAGTTGATCGCATTCGTGCTGATGCAGTAGATCAAGTTCGTTTATTAAAAGAAGCACAACAACAAGAACTTATGGTATGGTTGGTTAGATTGTTGGGTGGTATTGGAATATTGTTTGTGATTCTCGGCGTGTTATTCAAGAGCTTCAATATGATTTTTTCTGGCATCACATTTCTGGGTCTTGCATATATGGCAACAACAATTCCTATGTGGATCGTTGGAGCAATAGCGGCTGGTTCTATATTATTGATGGGTGTTGTTCAATTGATTGCTGCAAATAAAAAGAAAGCAGCGGATGAAGATAAGAAAAAGATATAAATAATATCTTAGTTTTTATATATACACAAAACTTTTTGTAGTTCATATATATGAGTAACAATCAATCGTTACAAATATTATGTCAGACACAACCATTCCTGTATCAAAGTCAGCACCGTTCAATAACGCGGTCAAAACTGCATTGATTCAAAATCAAGCAGAAGCACCAAAGCAAAATATACCAACTGAAAATGTAGATTTGCCATCTCAAGGTTATTTTTATCCAGCCAATCATCCATTGAGCAATGGCAAGATTGAAATATACCAAGTCACAGCTCGCCATGAAGACATTCTGAGCAACACCAATTTACTCAAGAAAGGCACAGTGTTGGATGAGTTTCTAAAAGCACTTATTGCTACACCAAATGTTGGTATAGAAGATCTGCTTATTGGTGACAAAAATGCATTGTTTATTGCTGCTCGCAAAAGTGCATATGGTGAAAATTATACCACAAAAATCAAGTGCCCAGAATGCGGCGTTGAATCAAATGTGGAAATTGATTTGGGTGTATTAAAAGCCAAACCACTGAACACAGATATGCTGACAAAAGGTGAAAACAGATTGTCGTTCAAATTGCCAAATTCTGGTAAAGTTGTTACAGTCAGTTTGCTGACCCATAAAGATGAAACTGATATTGACGCTGAACTAAAAGCATTGGCTAAATTTAGCGGAGCCAACAATACAAATGCTCCGGAAATCACCACTCGTTTGAAATATACTATAAAGTCGATTGATGGTGAATCTGATCGTGGTAAAATTAAGAATTTTGTTGATACTCAACTAACAGCCAAAGATAGTTTGGCTCTACGCAAGTTTGTGCGCGAAAACACACCAGACATGAATATGAATTTTGACTTTACTTGTCCAGCATGTGGGCATCAAGTCAAGATGACTGTTCCATTGGGAGCAAATTTCTTCTGGCCAAACTTGACCGAGAACTAAAATGAAGCGTGAATCTGCACGCCGAAATCATTGATCTGGCATCAGAAGGATATTTCTATCCAAGCGGTTCGCGATATGCTTCCGGTAAATTAAATATATTTCCTATAACGGGACAACACGAAGAACTGTTGTGTAATAATAATTTGGCCAAACGCGGCCTATTGGAAACATCATTTCTTGATGCTGTTGTAGAAGGTGGTATAGACACCAGTGAATTGTTGTATTGTGATAAGCAAGCAATATTATTGAATCTGCGTATTGCCAATTATGGTGCTTATACAAAAATGAAAGCACAATGTTCAGAATGTGAGTCTGAATATGAACATGATATATCATTTGCATTTCGCGGCAAAATGTTTGATTTTTCAATATATGAACGCGGAAATAATTGTTTGAGCTACACTTTTCAAAAATGCAAAAAGAATGTATATTTCAAATTACCAACCTGCAATGAACATGATATATATATAAAACATGGTTGGTTGGCTTTTGCCAAAGCTATCACTTTAAAAATAGATGATGTAATAGATATAAATAACTTTTATGAATATGAACTGAGTGCAACAGACAGCAAACTATTCAGAAAGTTTTATGAAGAACATACACCAGGTTATATAAATGAAATAGCAGTAAGTTGTCCATCATGCAATGTTGTCAGAAACAGCAAAATGGACATAAATACTGATATATTTGCTATAAGACCAGAAAGTAAAATGAACATACACAGCGAGATATTTGATCTTTGTTATTATAGCAATGGTGCATTTACTCAAGAAGGTGTATATAAAATGCCAACAATGTTGAGGGCTTTTTATATCAAAAAGTTGGTGGATGCCAAGAAAGCAGAAGCAGATGCCAACAAATCGGCCAGTGAAGGAAGCAAACAGCCCAGCAAGATAGCACGTCCTCCAACAGCAAAAAAGTAACCAAAAGTGATATTTATAATATAACACTAACGAATTTATAATAAATGGCCGACAAAGACCCAAAGTTAACAGCTAAAGAAATCGAGGAGATTATGGAAGCTCGCCAAAAAGGCGAGCAAGATATCGTCGAAAAACTTTCAGAGCAATTGGATTTTTCAAAACAGATTGCCGATCAATATAAAAATGTACAAAAATCTATAAAAAACGCATACAGTGATTTGGATAAAACCAAAACGGCGATGCGAGAACAACAAACCGCTATACGGGACAATAATATTGAACTCCAGTCAATTGGAGAAAAAATAAATGATAATAAAAAGGTTCTAGAACGTCATGAGTCAATTGTAAAAAATATAAATATTTTAGAAAGTGAAAAATTGTCATTATTGGAAGAGGCGGAAAGTCTTGGTAGAAAAATTTTAAAAAATGATGGTCTATTACAACGTATTGATAAAGACATGTTGTCGAACATGCAATCTCGTGGATTATTAACGGATAAAGCCGAAGAAAATGCAAAGAAGCAATTGGACATTGCTTTTAAATTGCGAGATGTTGAACTTGATATACGAGAAGGTGGTGAAGGTGACACACATACCGCAGAGTCTTATAAAAAATTAATGGAAGAAAGGGCGGAACTCCAAAAACAATCACACACTTTGTCGATTGAACAATCTCTTTTAAATAAAGAGTTTACACAATCGGAAGTTGCATATGGAGAGCTTATAAATGAAAGAAATCGGACAATTGAACGAGGTGTCGGGTTGATAGACGCACAGGTATTAGCATCAGAACAATTAAAAACTGTTGAAATAGATCTGGCAAGTGAAATAAAAAAACGAAAAAAAATAGAAAAAAAGAACGACATCCCCGCGATTGGAAAAGAGAATTTAGAACTGGAAAAACGACAAGGGTATTTGCAAGCAGAAAATGTTGGAAGAAGAAAAGAAATAAATATTCTTTTAAAAAAATCAAAAGAAATCACAGAGGAAATATCAAATCTCACCGGTAAATTAAATTTTTGGAAGCTTATTCAAATGGCATATGAAAGATTTGTTGAATTAGATAAAGCAGCGGAATCATTTAGAAAAGAAACAGGATTTTCAATTAACCAGATGGTACAATTGCGTTCTGACGCAGAATCCGTCAATAGACAATTCCAAGATATGGGTGTTGGTATAAAAGAAGTATATACATCAGCAAAAGCATTAACGGATGTATTTGGAAGAACTTCGTTAATAACAAAAGAAACGCTTGGTAATGTTGCATTGTTGTCAGCAAACCTTGGTGTGGCAGAAGCAGATTCTGCAAATGTGTTGGCTAATTTCCAAGGACTGGGAGGAGCCACGCAAGAAGCCGCAATGAATGTGATCAAGGTTGGTGCTGGTATATCTGAAAAGGCGGGCGTTCCATTTAAATTGGTGATGAATGATATTGCCAATGCATCTGAACAAACTACCGCAATGTTGGGTTCAAATCCAAGCAAACTCATGAAATCCGCAATTGCAGCAAGAGCATTGGGAACGGACATGAACAAGATTGTGGCATCTCAAAGAAAGTTGTTGGATTATAGTTCTAGCATAAACGATGAATTGGAGTTGAGTGCCTTACTCGGCAAGAGTGTTTCTTTCCAAAAAGCACGACAGTTGGCGTATGACGGAGACATTGCCGGTGCTGCCAAGGCAACGCTTGATACTGTAAAAAAAGCTGGCGATTTTGAAAAAATGAGCGTATATCAACGCGAGAAACTTGCAGTGGCGGCTGGTATGGAACTCAAAGACCTTTCAAAGATGATTGCCGTTGAAAAGCAAAGAGATGCTATATTACTAGGCGGGGATCAAGCGGCAAAAGATAAACTATTAGCACAAGAAGCCGAGTTGGAAAACTTAAAAAATATGGCATCTCTTGATGATGCCAACTTGGTAAAACAAAATGAAAAAGTACTGATGCAACAAAAAATGCAAGGAATGATGAGTAACTTTGCAAACACGTTCCAATCACTTTTGGTTTCATTGGCAGACATTCTTGAACCGGTCGTTCGAGTGGTTGCAATGATACTTTTACCAGCATTTAAAATAGTGTCAGCTTTGATACGCGGAATGTTGAAACCAATACTAAACATTGGACAGGCTTTGATGGGAAATGCAGAAAATACAAAGAAATTTGCAGCTTTTGCAGAAAAAGTATCGGCTGTTATGGTGACTGTATATGATTGGTCCGAAAAAATTGGAGAGGTGATTGGAGAAATTTTCTTGGCACTAAACAGAGTTACTGGTATTGCTAGATTATT